GTATTAAATTCTTTTTTTCCATTGCTTTAATGAATTTCCTATATTTCTAATACCATATAATGAAAACATATCAGGTAAGGCAGGAATTAAAAATCCATCAACTGTAGATATTATCAATTTATTCAATGCCCCTAAGCTAGGAGAAGTATCAATTATTATAAAATCATAATTAAATCGTGCGCCGTATTCTTCTGCAATAGTTCTTATATTTGTAAGTGTCCTTATAGCAAGAGGATCTCCCATATATGCACCACTCCACCTTTCTGCTATTTTAGATTCATATTGATGAACTGTCAATCTACCTGGAATTAAATCCAAATTATTCTTTATGTGTATAGGACTAGGAATTTCTATAGTTTCACCTGTTCCATCCTCTGTTGGTTTTAATAAAAAATGAATTGTTTTAGGTTTATAAATGAGCTTTTCAAACTCCTCTGCACTACACTTTCTTTTTGTTGAGTCAAAATCATCTATAAAAGGATCTTCTTCTCTCCAAATTTCATGCAAATATTCTTCATTCATTCCACAAATTGTCAAATTACATTGTGGGTCCAAGTCTATCATTAATACATTGTATTCCATTTCTGCCAAAATGTGTGACAAATGGAATGCAAGTGTTGATTTTCCAACACCTCCTTTATTGTTAAAAAGCGATATTATTTTCATAGCATATAATTTAGTCATTAATAATATTCCCGTACATTGCTAGAAGATAGTCGTATTCATTTTTCAATTTAGTAATTTCTCGCAATTTCCTATTCTCACTTTGAGCAGCAGCTAACTCCATTTCTAGACGTTGTATTTCTCTAAGCGCATTAAGATTTCTATTTCTTAATATTGCAATCGTTTTGTCTTTATCCATTAAATCTTCCATATCTGATATTTTCTATTTATTCTTTATCTCCAACACCCTATCCCCAAAAGCCAACTTTATCACGTCCGCTTTCACATCACTATCTTCCAACTCCAATTGTAGTATCACTTTTGGAGTAGTCAAAGATTTTTCTCCTGCAGATTGTTCCGGCACATATCGTTCTGGCCAAGTGAACAAGTCTGTTATTGAAATCCCCAAGCAACTTGCGATATTCTCAATTTCAGATATTCTCAAATCACGGTTACCTTTCTTCATTACAGAAATTTGGGATTCATCAATACCCATAGCATCAGCCAACGTTCGTTGTTTGATACCCTTTTGAGCCATTATCTTAAATATGTTATCTATTACGTTCATATTTATGAAGTTACGCACAATTCACCTATATTTAATTGCGAAAATCAAAAGTTTATATTAAGATTTTCGCAATTAAACTTGTATATTTCGCAAGTTTATTCCATATTTGCACCTGCAATAATCAATATAGGTTGCGAAAATATTAAGTACAGAATATATATAATAATGTAAGGAGGTAAAAATGGAAAAATTAACCCTACAAAGTCATGGAGCAGGTGCACGGTCGTTCCGCGATTTTTACAAATCGATGGACAACACGCCGCCCAAAAAGGCCTTTGTGAAACGGATTGCGGAGATTACCATGCGTTCGGAAACAACGGTTCGTTGCTGGATTGCCGGTGTACAAAATCCAGATCCGCTGGCACAAAACGTAATCGCCCAAGAACTGGGAATCCCGGCTAATGAACTATTTCCAAAGGAGGAAAAGGTATGCGCGCAATAGAATTCTATACCACTCCTGAAGGGAACGTGACGATTCGTGAGCAGGGTCTGCCGGAGCGCCAGTTAAAGGAATCGGATACCGACTTTATTCAGCGTTTTCTAGAGGTGCTGGAAGAGTTCTATCCAGAAGCCTATACAGCTCTCCGCAAGTATTACGCCCGTTACGATGGGAATAAATGCTATCGTGATTTCTTGGCTATACGCCGATTTATCAAATGCAACTTCGGGCTGTATGACAACATGATCGATATTGATGAGAACTGGAACTTCAAGTTTGAATTTGTCGGTTGTCCGCTGCGTGGAGAATGCGATGGCTTCAAGAAAATCTGTGAACCGAAGTTCAACAGCACACTTTCAGACAGTCAACTTAGGGTGATGGAGCTTTGCTACTATGGCAAGAAAGACGAAGAGATTGCGGAAGCGCTTTTCATATCGTCCCACACCGTAAAGAATCATCGGAAGAACGTGTTCCGAAAACTCTCGATACACTCTATGGCGGAGTTTATGCGATATGCAAACGAAAAGAATCTTTTTAAAAGCGAATAATCATGCAGACCGACACAACCTATCCAAACATTCCTTCTTTTCGGAAAATCGAACTTGAATACCTCGCTTGGCAAATCACCAAGATACAAGCCGGAATCAGAGAGTTTATCGGACAAAAGGAAGCACATATCCGCTTTGGACGGCAGAATGTGGAGCGATGGGTCTCGGAAGGTACTTTACAGCGTTACAAACGGCCGGGCAAAATCGAATACAGGTTGGAAGACTTGTATAAATGCGCCCTGGATCCATACGATTACTAAATGAATTATTAACACGGCAAGGCACTCCAGGTAAAGGGTTATCGGAGGATGTTTACAATATAAATCCAACTCGCTATTTCAAAGACAAGTAAACGGCTTTTGCCAATTAATCATTGATGTATGAAAACAAATTACTGGAAACTCGCTCAAGTAGCGAGGTGGGGATTTTACATCCTGTTTGGAACACTTGCCATACTTGGTATTATCGCTATTTGCTTGGGGTATTTCCAGCATATAGTTACGGCATCTGGTTGCGTGGCAATGGTTTACACGATAAAGAAACATTGGTAATTAATTTTTAAACAATAGAATCATGTCAAATCAAATTCAAATTAAAGTAGCTGAACTAAATCAGCTAAATCCGCTCATGATAGCGGATGATAGCCGGGTTGAACAGAAGTTCATACTCATGTACAATGCGATCTGGGGAACCGGCCAAGGAACACAGATTTATGAAAAGGAAAAATTCAACTTCCGGAAAATCTTACAAGACAAGCCGGAACTGCAAAGATGTTCTCCCCTGTCCCTGTACGGCTGTTTCTTAGATATTGCCGTAAACGGCCTGTCTCTCGATCCCACAGGACGCCCCCACTGCTATATTCTCCCCCGCAGCACGAAGACCGGCTATAAGGACAACAATGGCAACGATATCTATGAACTGCGTGCTTACCTTTCCATCACCGGTTATGGGGAATTGGTTATGCGCCAGCGTGCCGGACAGGTCCGGTATGTAGATAATCCGGTTGTTTGCTATGAAGGTGACACATTCTCACCGGGATTGGTTGACGGAGTAAAGACCGTTACCTATCAGGCGGCCTGTCCCCGCAAATCAAATAAGGTGATCGGTGGTTTTATCCGTATTGTCCGCGCCGATGGGACTGTAGACTGGCATTGGATGATGGAGGGTGATATCAAACGCTTAGAGGCGTACAGCTACAAAAACAACCAACGTTGGAATCCGCAAACCCGTCAAAAAGAAGGTAAGGCGAATGCCTCTATACTTCAAACGAGGCGGTATCGATCCTGGGTTCTTGGAAAGCAAACTAATTAAACACGCATTCGACGGATATCCCAAAGTCCGGACTGGAAAGTTTACTGTATTCGAAACTCAAGAAGAACCGCAGGATATTGACTACGGATTAGAACAAACAACCGTTATTCAGCCCAATCAACCCGGACAGCAGCCACAAGCCCTTCAACCTCAATCGGAAAACCCTTTACAGGAATTCGGAGAGCAACCACAAGCGGAACCGGTACCCGCATCAGGTATAACAACCCCAATATCACAGGAAGATGAAGACGCCGGATTTTAATAAACTCGATCAATCACTTAAAAATTTATCACAATGGATACACAAGCTAACAATTCTCTTATTAAAGTGGAAGAATTCAATCAGATCATGCAATCGGCTCCTGCCACCTTGCAACGCAACCAAACTTCCGTATCGACATGTAACCAAGCCGGACAAACACTTCTGGACACCATTGAAGCGGAAGGAGGTATTAGCTCGGATGAACTGGATGCGAAGGTCTCAGAGTATTTGGCAAAGACGAAAATAACAATAGAAAACATGAACAAGCGTCGTAAGCCATTGACGCAACTTCTGGCTACGGTCAGCAAGTCTTTTACCTCTTTGGAATCGGCTATCGACGTCAAATCGGTCACCACTATTCCTTATAAGCTCCAACAGGCCCGTAACAAATACGCGGCCAAGAAGATTGCCGAACAAAAACGACGGGAAGAGGAAGCTCGCCGTAAACAGATGTTGGAGAACGAAAAGGCTCAATACCGATCGGATATCTCTGTCATGTTGGATACAGCGTATGCCGCATACGTTGAAAAGCATATCAATGCACTAAACAGCATGTTCAACCGCGCTACTCTCGCTACCTACAACGATGTATGCCGACGAATATCCGAAACAAGTATAAATTTCTCCTGGAGTGCTTTTGTTGAAAACGTTTCTGACAACAAACAAACCTTCTATATGGACGCAGAAACCCGTAAGGCAATAAAAAATGAAGTCGCTATACAAAAGAAGAAAGATTTTACAGAACGTTACCGTTTTGAAATAGAGGGTACAAAGCAGGATTTGATCGACAAACTCCCCAGCCTCCGCAAACAACTGGAAGAACAGGAAGAGCTACGCCGTACCAATGCGGCCGAAGCAGCCCGTATAGAAGAAGAGCGAAAACAACAGGAAGCGGAAGAAAGAAAAAAGCAGGAAGAAGAACGCAAACGCCGGGAAGAAGAGGCTAAGGCCAAAGCGGCTGCAGAAAAGTCTGCTGCCGAAGTACAGGCAGCATTTGATTTCTCAGCAGCCAGCATGTCCCCTACTCCAACGAAAGCCAAGGTCAAGAAGAAGATCCAGATAACCAATCCACAAGGATTCATGCAGGTATATCAGATGTGGTTCATGCGCGAAGGAATCAATATGAGCATGGAGGATCTAGAGAAGGTACATAAGAAGATGATTACCTACTGCGAGAAAGTTGTGAATAAGGACGGAGAGCAAATCCAGTCCGCATATGTAAAGTATATCGATGATGTAACAGCCAAATGATATGAAAAAGAAACTCTATCTGTCCTCATGGATAAACTTCGGAAAATACAGACGCGAGCCAAGTATTCTGAAAAAGATTCTCGATACGGAAGAGGGCCGCAAATGGTTCCGGTGGCTGATGGATAACACCTACAATTTCGAATTTGACTTTGCAGTAATTGAATATCTAAAACTCAAGGAAGAAGATGCAAGATACGTATTACCAACGGTCGGAGGTTAGCAACTCAGACCTAACAGAACTAAAGAACCTTCTCTATCCCCGTACCCAATACGGGGATAAGGAGAACGCTTTCAAATTCGGCAGCCTAATCGATGCGATGATTACCGAACCGGAAAGGGTCAGGTATGATAAGCACATGGTAGACGATGTATTGTATTCCGGCAAGGATTGGGAACTGGCAGAAGCCATGAAGAAGTCCCTCCGCATGGAAGCCCGACACGATCCTTTCCTGGCCCAAGTGCTTGCTAAGGCGGAAACTCAACGATTCATGGTCAATAAGAACCAATGTTTCCAATATGGTAACTTCAAATACACGCTCGATACCCGGTGCAAATGGGACTGGTGGCTTCCGACCTACGGATTCGGGGGAGACCTGAAAAGCACTTTTGCCAGCACACAAAAACAATTCGATGAAGCTATTGACTTTTTCGATTGGGACCGTTCCCGCGCCTGGTATATGGATATCGCAGGCAGTCGGCAGGATTTCATCTATGGTATCTCCAAGAAAAATCAAAAAGTGTTCAAAGCATTCATTAAACGAGGCGATACGATTTACCAGAAAGGTAAAGAAAAGTACGAAGAACTTGCCTTTCGGTGGTGGATGCTGTTCAGTTGAAAATAAATAGGATATCCTTTTTTCGGAAGATATATTTTAAAGACAAACAGACATGAATTTAAACATCACACCCATAGATAAAATATCCAACGAGTTGGCAGCCATTGATTCCTATCTGAATATTACCATGAGTGAAGAAGTCCAAGAAGCTGTCCTACGTGGAAACGACCTTGCCGTCTATATCGCCCGGACCGGGAAACTGTTAGCAGATGCCAAATACCATCTGAACGGGAAAAAGAAATCGGAAGTCTTCGATACGTTACGGGAAACAGCCTCACGTGCCGGGGCTACCTCCAAGGCAGTAAATGCTATCATTGACAGTCTGTGCAAAGATGAACAATATCTTGTCGATTGGTGTGAGCGTTTGAACCGGACCGCGACTCATCAACTGGAATGGTGTCGCACTGTAATCAGTAAAGCAAAAGCAGAAATGGCCTTAGCACCCCAAAGTTATAACAATCCTAAATTTTAAAAAGTATGGAAGATGAATTAGTAAAAGAACAACCTGTGTATGAAATTCAGAAAGTCAAACTTAAAAACAATCAGGTAACAGCTGACTACACAGAGCGATTTGTAGAAGCAAACTACAAGAACGAAGTAACCAAATCATCCCAGCAATTCGTTCATCCGGACCTGTTATATGCTATGAGTTTGTTAAAGACTCATGCCGTCAAGATTTGCGAAATGCAAGAAGCCGAAGTTGTAAATATCGAAAATCCTTCGGATGATGATCTGAACGAGAAACTGAAAAATATCGTTGTCACGGGGTATAGCAAAGGTGGATCAGACGAATCGGCCGGTGTTTCCATCCAGGCACAAAAGCTATTGAAAAGCGGACAAGTCCTTAACCTTTCCGTCCCGTTTACAAAATTCGAAGACGAATCCGGCGAAGGATATCCGTATGGGGATGCTTTAAAACAGGCGGTCAGCCGACTTGACTACGAAGTGGACGCTTACTTGTTCGGCGGAAAATATGGAATCAAACAAGAATCGTTCGATTTCGATGTTCCTGAAGAATCCGATATTACCGGAGAAGCAGAGCCGAAGCCGAAGAAACGCGGCCGCAAGAAAAAAGCAGAAATGGAGGAAGTCGCCGAAGAGATAAAAGCGTTTGACGAATTTGCATAACACCTACCACTATGACAATTACACTGCAAAATACAGAAAAAGGTCAATGTTATGCGGTGAAGTTTGACAGATACCGCCAGCAGGTTGTAGACAAGCTGAAAAGCTCTGTTTCCATCCGCTGGTGGGACAAACAAACGGGCGCATGGCTGATTCCGGCAACCAACAAATGCAAAGCAGAATTGGATCAATTGACTTATTACGTTCGCCATTTCGAACCGGTACAATGGGGAACGATTGCACAATCACAGACAGAGGAAGATGTTGCTTTTCAAATACCGGAAATGCCGGAACTAGACGGAGAACATGGACTAAAAGTACAGCCTTACCCCTATCAACTGCAAGGAATCGCACGAGGCTTGCAACTGAAACGGTTTATCAATGGGGATGATATGGGCTTGGGCAAAACACTTGAAAGCATCGCAACCATCAACAAAGCTAATGCCTTTCCCTGTCTGGTAATCTGTCCGAATGTCGTCAAGATCAATTGGCAAAGGGAATGGCATAAGTTTACAGACAAGAAAGCGATGGTATTAACCGATTCCGTCCGCGATAGCTGGCCTTTCTTCTGGCAGACAGGTATGAACCAGGTTTTTATCGTAAACTACGAAAGCCTACGAAAATACTTTGTCCGACGGATCACGAAAGCAGAGAAATGGACATTGAAAGATGTCGAATTTCACAACACGATCAAACTGTTCAAGTCCGTGATAATCGACGAATCGCATAAAGTCAAATCAACGGCCACCCAGCAGACCAAGTTTTGCAAAGGCATTGCATCCGGGAAAGAATATATCATCTTGCTGACTGGGACACCTGTTGTCAACAAACCAAAGGATCTGGTTGCACAATTGGGTATTATGGATCGCATGATCGATATGGGAGGATGGAAAGGCTTCATACTTCGGTACTGTTCCGGCCCCAACCAGGCAAGCAATCTAAAAGAACTAAATTATAAGCTATGGCAGCACTGCTTCTTCCGCAGAGAAAAGTCGAAAGTACTCACCCAACTACCGGATAAAGTGCGTCAGATTGTTTCCTGTGAGATAACGAACCGCAAGGAATATATGGATGCGGAACGCGACTTGATCGATTACCTGAAACGATACAAGGAAGCGGACGACGAAAAGATTCAAAAGTCACTGAAAGGGGAAGTGATGGTTCGTATCGGTATTCTGAAAGATATTACTGCACGCGGTAAATTGAAAGAGGTTATCGACTTCGTGAAGGACTTTCGGGAGAATGGGAAAAAGATCATCCTGTTCTGTAACCTGCATGAAATTGTAGACCGCCTGATGATAGCTTTTCCTTCCGCCGTCTGCGTCACCGGACGACAGAATATGCAGGAGAAGCAGGCTTCTGTCGATGCCTTTCAAAAGAACCCGAAGACGGACGTTATCATCTGTTCCATTAAAGCGGCCAGTGCCGGTATTACGCTCACAGCAGCCAGTGATGTCGCTTTTATTGAGCTACCTTGGACGTATGCAGATTGTGATCAGGCAGAAAGCCGTGCCCATCGCATCGGGCAGAAAGACTCAGTGAATTGCTACTACCTGCTCGGCCGTCGGACGATTGACCAGAAGCTCTACAGGATCATCGAAGAAAAGAAGCATATCAGTAATGCCGTATTAGGGGCTGAAGATAATATCCAGACGAATATTGTTGATATGATGGCAAATCTTTTTGATACGAACGAAGAGGAGGAATAAACATGAAAGTAAATATAAAAATCATAGCAATGTTACTCACTGTTCCCTTTCTTATTTCAATATGTATAGGAGGATTGTTTCTTATCGCCGGGATTGTCCTAAAAGCATTAGGATACCTATTCTCATTCGCCCCTAAATTGGCTAAAAAAGAATGGAACAACTATTTCCAATATCTTAGATAAAAGAAAGGCAGCGCCTCACAGCGCCACCCTCTTACAATCAGAAACAAATATATCAAATAAAGACGACTATGGCAAGTGAGGCATTGAATAAATATATTGAGAAACGTTACGACAGGTGGCTGGATTACGCTAAGTATCACTGCTCACTTGCCGGAATGACAGACGAAGCTATTGACGTGTTGAACGAGGTAATGTGTATGCTGCTTCAAAAGCCCCTGGAGCATCTCTCCCGATTAATGGAAGCCAAACAGGGTAAATATACTGAACTTGACTTCTATATCCTGCAAATGATAAAGCTAAACGTTACCTCAGACACGTCTCCATACCGGCATAAATACAAGCCCATTCCGGTAGATGAGAATGTAGATTGGCGACGGCTGAATATCATCGACGAACCCGACGACAGCCCGGATCGTACCGAATATATCCGGGAACGTATGCAGGATATCCGGAACATAATCGATCAATTAAGCTTATCCGAAAAAGCCAAACGGATCTTTGCTTGGAAATTCTTTGCAGGAGAGTCTTTCGCTGATTGGCCAGGACCAGAAAATAGGAAAGATTTATATGAAACCTATAAAAGTGTTTTCAATGCGGTGATGGATAAAAAGGAGGGAAGGTTGCTATTTTGATATTCGAGACCTCCTAACATTCCTACAATATAAGAACGATCGTAGCACGAAAAGGGGGGCAGCCTCCCCTTTTTTTACTTTTTTTTAATCTGTTTAGGTGATAAAAATTTTGTTTTTGCAGCTAAGCATATAGCATATCGCTCTTTATGATATATCATTTCACAAATAATCCAATCTGAACCATTTGGTACATCATCAACAACTTTATATATATCATCACCATCACATCTTAAAGTAGCAAGTCGATATTGAAAAATATCTTGATGTCCTGATACAGACCAAGGAATATTCGCCATATCTAATTGTTCATGAAAAACGTTTGCCCATTCTACCAATTTAGAATCCTTTTCATCCCCATCTGCAATTACCTGAATTTTATAATCATTAGATAGTGGAATTTTATACTTATTATAAAAAAGACCTTTGAAATGTTTTCTATGAATTTCGGCTAATATATCAAGGTTAAACTCCACACCCAATTCGCCAGCCAAAGGTGTTAGTCTTTTCCAAAAATCTTTTACTCTAGTAATGTTCCTTACAGCTTTAGCAGTCAATTCTAATTGTGCTTCATCATTATCATTTGTTATACCAATAAAATCTCTTAACTCTTGATCTATCTTGGCATATTCATGGTTACACTTATAACATCCAGAAACCGTTATCCGATTAACTTTATATTCTGGAGAATACCCAGCATACAATGCTTGCATTGGAATGTGTTCTACTGTTTCCTTATTATCATCAGTAAACTCACAACCACAATTATAACACCTCTTTAAAGATTTCATCTGTTCTGCCATGATCGTATCATTTCAATATTAATGTCTAAATATAGTCATTATTTTAATTCTAACAAAAAAGTTCATCTACGTTTCTTTATCAGCCAGACAACTACATAACCAATGCCTAGCAATAATATACCAGAGAAGACACCGATTGCCCAGCCGCCGACATTCATCTTAGCCTCTTCCCAATTGGTTAACTCTCTTTCTACCGGATAAGAAACCTGTACCACCTTTTGTTTAGCATTCAATAATGAATCATACTTGGCCTGCAGTAATATATGATCGCTATTCAATTCTCGGAACTGTTCTTTTTCCCGGTAAAGTTCGGTCCGGATCACATTTCCTTTGTCGTCAAGAACAATCACAGTTGAATCACGGGTTACAGTCGAATCACGAATTTCTATTTTCTCCCTGATAATTGTCGAATCACGTATTATAACAGAATCACTAGTTTCTGCCTTACTCTCAATCGGAACATACTGAACCCTGCTCCGGCAACCGGTAAACAGGATCAGGAAACATACTATAAAATGAAATATTATCTTCATGGCTGTACGACTATATTAGGAATAAAAGAGGGATATTCCGGAATAACATCATAACAAGGGCACTCTTTGATACGCTCAAAATGATCGATCACTCCGTTATTGTTAGTATCAGGTGAAATGTCCCGGTGCCCGATCACCTGCACAATCTTCCATCGACGGCAAATCTCATTCACCAAGCTATTGATAGCATCTTTTTGCTCAGGTGTCCGGGTGTCAGCCGCCTTACCGGAAGCATCCAAACCTCCTTCGTAGCAAATGCCAATACTTCTATTATTCCAACCTTTACAGTGTGCCCCGACTTCATCTTCATGGCGGCCAGGATAAACAGTACCATCTTTCCGAATGTAATACTGATATCCAATATGTTTTAGAGGTTCCGTCTGAACAGGACGCTTAAATCCTCTGGCTTTATGACCGGCATCCAATTGCTCAACTGTATAATCGGATGTTATACGTGTTGCAGAACAATGGATAATTATTGTATCTATCTTTTTCATTTTTATTCTCCTATATTAATACCCATTCTGCGGTTCACGATCACCGCATTTCTTTCTCTCACATCTCTTCAGTGCAAGTTCAAGCTTGACATCCGAATAGCTCTCTTTCAAAGTAAAAAGCTCATCCTGTACCTGTCGAAGCCTTCCGGTTTGTTCTACAAAACGTTCTTCTTTTTCTGATAGCTGTTTCTGCAGGAACTCGTTATACTCACGTAAAGCCTTGAACTCCTCCACATCGGCATGGGCGTCCTCAATACGGGCGTTTGTCTTCCGGTTCGTATAGAAGCTAATCCCCCATTTTATCGCCTCGAATCCTCCCAATGTCCCGATTATTGTTAGTATATCGGTTAATTCTACATTCACTTTACACCTCCTTCCGTTTTTATTTGATCATCTTTGTTACGAGTTTTTTCATTGCCATAAGGCAGTGTTTGTTATTTCTCCGCCTCCGGTCTGTGATAGATGGGAGGCGGATTTTTATATTATTCGCCCGGTTGCTCCTCTTTTAGCGGTTCATCCAAAATTTTGACATACGTCGGCATCGTGAACTCAGAGAACATGCCGTTGCGATCTATGAAGTCAACACGTTGTTTGAGGTATTGAAGTTCTTCATCAGTCAAAGCTATATCTGTTGTTTCCGTTATGGCCGCTGCATCAGTAAATCCGATGTTGATTTGACCACTCCCCATATCCTTGATAACGATACGCTTCTGATCAACCTCCGAGATCGCTATCTTACTGTCTATCGATACTTTCAGTTCCATGTTTTTTCTCGTGTCAAACTGTGGTAACACGGTGTTGAGTATTAATACTCTGTCTTTTAATGTCAGTTCCATACTTTTATTTTAATGATGTTATTGTCAAAAGTTCTTGTTAAACAAGTACCATGTTTGATTAATATATGCGAATGTAGCGCAATCGCCTTTACGCATATCAAGAGTTATCGAGTCTCCGTTTTCATTTACTAACGGAGTATTTGTGTCTTCGGGTCGTACACATATCGCATCAGTTGCGTGTCTCGAAACTATTACATGTATGAATATGACAGAATTATAACCGATTTCACTCCAGGAATCTCCATAATCGTTGTAAACAGTTCCCATTTTACTTGAGACAGTATTTCGGGAAGGTAGATAAACGTTAATATATGACGTTGGTTGAAAGAGATAGGTATCCATATAACCTATATCGTTTATAATCGCATTAGTCTTTGCCCCCGGTCTGACATATCTTGCGGTCGATATCGCACCATTCAGTCTTAACCCCCCATTGCAGAATAATGCGTAGTTGCGATAGCCACCATTAACATTTATCACAGCCCCATAATTTATATCGTTGTGATTAGTTGCATACTCAAGGCGCATCAAAGCACTTGTTCCCCCAAGCGTAGACGGCAAGGTATTTAGACCAAGGCCGGCCCATTTACCGGAAGATGAAAATCCCAAAAACGCATTACTTCCTGAGGAATGAAGAAAGAACTTCGACGATGATTCACCTGAATAGCGGTTATCCGAGAACAATCCTCCACTCTCCATCCTGAGTCCTCCGATGTAGGCATCCCCATTTTGATAAACTTTAAACGGGGCATTTGCAGGCGTTGCATTACCGGCCCAGATCCGGACAGAGTTTCCGGCAGTTCCACCTCCCGATAACCCGGCAAGTTTTTCTCCATTTGAATTTGCTATATAGATACTGCCTCTACTTTCCACATTTCCGTTGCTTTCTACCCGGAATGTCGGATCAGTGGGTGGTTGCCCTTTCGCCCCGGCTGTTCCTCCCGACCAAATACGGATTGTACCAGACGCCGACATTCCACCTGTGCTTCCAAAAGCGATCGCACCCGTAGTTATGAGTCCGCCATTGATCTCTGTTATTGTATTGTCATACTTTGAGGCAAGAACCCATTTAGAACCGCTATATCTATAGATATTCTCCCCATCCACCCATAAGTCATTTGTCCGCATACCCGATGTTGGAGCTGTCGTTTGATAAAATACCCTTGCCTTATTATTTGCAGTCAATTGGGCGTTGTTGGCTGCATTTGACGCATTCTCTGCATTCGTCAGGGCATCATTTACCCCATCATACAACGGTTGAAGGTTAGGACGGTCAGTAATGTTATTATAACCGGATGTTCCGGATTTGAATATCACAGGTCCGGTTATAGTCCCATTCACCAGATCAATCACCAATCGGGCTAACTTGTCCTTTATCAATCCTGTCGCTGATCGTCTGGCCGCATCTCAGTGTATCCATAATTCGGAAGCCAAGAGCGTACGCCATCCTCCGGAGTATTGAGCACCCCTACCCAGAAATGATAGAACCCTGTTTCATCCTCTAACTTTATCTGCCGTTCACTGACATATATTGAGCCATTTGTTCCTTCTTTTGGACATTTGGCATAAACATAATAGGCAAGCGAATTATTCAGCCGGAAAGAAGCCGCCGGAATAGCCCATTCACGGATTTCCTCGCTAACGGTAAAGTGTACTAACTTTCCTGTCGTATTCTTGAAATAGTTGGCATCATTGTCCGCATTCGGAATAAACTTCATTCCTATAAGCTCCATCTGCTGGGAATTGGTACCGACGATAAGTTGCGCCGTATGCACGGCCAACGGCTTGATAAGTTCGGTAAAATAATCCCCTTCCGGGTCAAACATCATGCCCAAAGTTTCCATCACGTCCCGCCATGAACGTTTCGTATGTTCCCGAACCGGCTTAACCGCATCCTCAATCTCTTCCGGCACTTTATTCACATCATCCACCAGATCCTTAAAACCATTCGATTCAAGGAAATCGGACAAGGTAAGTTCATACCGGTATGAAGGTGTACCGTCTTTCTCGATATACCTTTTTATTTTGGTAACACGAATCTCTCGATCGATATCCAACTGTTCAGAATATACGCCAACCATCTGGCCACAGGCGATAAAGATGTTTTGCAAACGAAAAACAATTTCATCACATTTTCCTCGTAACTGGATGCGTTTCTCGCACTTGCCCTCCAACCATGTTTGCGCCTCTTCCTGTAGCTGTAATGAAGCGTTATCCCTGTAGCTTTGCGGCATTTTCAGGCCGGTAAGGATAAACTTGTCACCGACAGAAAAATTAATGTCACCGGGAACTTTCAAGGCGTTTTCCTGGTCATTCTGCTTTAGTTTGAACTGTTTCAAGTCATTGTCCCAACTATCTTCGACGATTGCAAGGTCATAGCCGGCCAAGCCGCCATCCTGGAATGTAACGATCACTTCCACCCCGTCCAACAGACAATCGGTAAGATTAAAATCCATACCGGAAGCTCTCAGAGTGTAATCGTCGATCTTTTCTGTTACGGCAAACTCTCCTTTCGGAAAGATATGGTCGAATTGCATGGACTTTTCTATCCGGCCGTACTTCTCTACATTCTTTTCGATAGAAAGCAGACCATCAGGCAGAAGAAGATAATCCGCGCCATAATCGGGACCGAGATTCTTATCTGAACCGTATGGATAAAGAACCGTTACTGGTGGCGTATCATCAACAGCGGACACTTCCAGTTCGGTAAAACCCATTCCTTCGCCCTGTGCCAAGACAAGGCCGTTGCTTGAATACTCCCTCCTGCCGATATTTATTGTCTGGCCGGATATCCAGTATTCCGTATCCAATTCTTTAATGAGTTCGTCAAGTACCGTCCCGACTTTCTTATCTTTGAAAGAAAGGGTAATCATCCGGGATTCGATACAGGATCCGGCCACCCAACCAGATCCTGTACGGTTCATGTTTTTGACAAATAGGGTTAGCCAGTCACGGGCGGTACCGGTGTAATAGTCGAAGTTCTTTTTCCGCTCCGGTGTACCATGAAGGAAAAACTCTGCATCCAAAAGGTCATACCGACTTGAATAGAACTGAACGGTATATTCCCAACCAAGAGATGTCTCCCTTTTCGTCACCTTCTCGTTATGCCGGACCTTGTATTTTGTCCCTTCAAAGTCTATATAGTCATTGATCTGAAGCTCTACCACATTACGGGAAAGAAAATTCAGGATAAGAGTGTCCTCCCCCATGATCTCTTCGACCGTATAACTGTTATCTTTCAGATAGACATCACAGACTACCGTATTTCCGCGCTTTATTTCCATACTGCTAAATAACCTACTTATTTTTAGGCAATAAAAAACACGGCAACCGGATATATGACATTTTACCGGTTGTCGTGTTTTAATATATAAGGTGAATGTTCTGTTTATGGTAAATTTCTAAAGCGCAAGTCCACACGCGCCAAAAGTCGTAGACAACGCTGCAATCTCACACCAGAACATCGGCTTCGTTGATACAAAGTCCTGCCATATATTACCACTCAACCGTTTACTCATGCCTATTACCGTGTAAACGATAAAAGCCAGCCACACCGGAATAAGAACCCACCAGAAAGACGTGCAGCCAACCCATAGCTGAGAAGAAAGCAACGTCAATGCCGCCGATCCACAATGAATGCGGTTTATCCAAGTGTCTTTGAAATCAGGAGCCAAACCGACACCAATCAAACCGATACAGGCTGCGATCGCCAGCAATCGCATAGTAAAGGTTGTACTCATTTCCCAAATGACCGGGAATAGGAACATAGCCGTCAGTGCCATGCTTGCTCCAAAGATCAATTTATGATCAAGAGTATAATACGTCGCACTAATTGAGTACGGTACACCTTTTGCCTTTATACAAACTGCTGCCGTATAAGCTGCGATAACCAAAAAAGAAATAATTAATAATAACATGATTTTCAAACTTTATTGTTTAACTTTGTTTCCGGAGACCCTCG